CAGAACTGAATAAGATAGACAACATTAAAGCACTCGAAACCGCACTACAATCCTCTCTGTTGGGTTTGGCAGGTAGAGTTGACTGTATTGCTGAGTTTGATGGAAACCTGTCTATAATAGACTTTAAAACCTCTTCTGCGGAAAAGGATAAGAAGAGTATTAAAGAATACTTCATGCAAGCAACTGCATATGCTATTATGTTTCAAGAACAAACAGGCATACCAGTAAAGAATATTGTTATTTTAATGAGTTGTGAAGATGGTGCTACTGTTGTATTTCAAGAAAATCCTTTAAATTATACAAAACAATTAAAGGAAACGATTGAATCTTTTATGATAAATAATTCATGAGATGTCAGAAATTTATTTTCCAGCAAATACATGTGTCTTAGCGTGTTCGGGTCCTTCCCTGAATATGGTAGATCCTTTTAGTTTGGGTTTACCAGTAGTTGCCGTTAGCACTGTTATACGAAAAATAAATAAACCTCACTTCTGGATCATGGCAGATTATCTGAATGAGATGCATGGTACTGAAGGTGCTAATGCATATAGCAATCCTGAAATTATAAAGGTACTACCAGAAGGTAAAGTATCATCTGGAGCAAACGCTCAGAGCGTGGTGCTTTGTAACTATGATACAAACACTCGTTGGCCAGATTTGGAATCTTCTCTTTTTACTGGTAATCAACCATTCATAAGAGGACCCCACAAGTCAGTAACATTTGCAATACAATGGTTACATTACATTGGTGTTAAAAATATTATATGGGTGGGTAATGATCTAAAAGCAAACAGTATGAAAGAAAAATACTGCTATGAAGTCCAAGAGTTTGATATGAAGAAAGCATACAACTATGATAAAACTCTTGATCAAACAGCAGAAGCATTAAGACAATGGTATCCAATAGCAGTCAAACGAGGATTTAAATGGTTTTCGTGGAATTGTGGTTCAGTATTTGAATCATTTGTTCCAAAATTCGACCTGAATTGGTGGGAGAGTGAGGGTAAAGAGCAACTAAAGCAGTATGCTCCTATTACCTTTCCGACAATAAACAAGTTTGAACCAGAACCACAACCAAAACAAGAATTTACACCAATAACTCAAGTAGAAATACGAAGAAACTTTGAACGACAATCTGAAATTTATCAAAAACAAGAACAACCAAAATTAGAACCAAAACCATTTCCAGTAGAAGATTATTTAAATGTCGTATCACAACCAAATTCTTCAACAGTAACTGATAGAAGAAAACAAAGAAGAGATGCATTGTCTGTTAAAAAATCTTTAAGAAGAAATAAATAATGAATGAATTTAAAATTATAAACTTTTATACTGATAATGGCATATATGCGGATATGGCAAAAAGATTAAAAGAATCTTGTAAAAAATTCAATATAGATTGTGATATAGAAAAATATAAAGACAGAGGTTCCTGGGTTGATAATTGTAATATAAAACCAGAATTTATACTTAAAAAATTAAATGAAGATGTTGATTGTGTTGTATGGGTAGACTCTGATGCAAAAATAATGAGTTACCCATATTTGTTTATTGACACACCTATGGATTTTGGTGTTCGTGGAGAACCGGGAGCAAGAAAGAAAACACCTGTTGGAAGAGAAGAAATAGAACTTCCAAAGAATTGGCCAATTCAAACAGAATTGATGTGGTTTAATTCTGGTACTATGCTGTTTCGTAAATGTAAAAGTACAATAAGAATGGTTGAGAGGTGGCTGGAATTATCCAAATCAATGACAAGATCATGGGATCAATGGAGTTTACAGCAAGCGTGGGCAGATGTGCAACCAACTACCGAATGGTTTCCACGAACTTATTGTCAGATAGATAGATTACACGGAAGAGATAAAGCAGTGGTTTTACATGATTTAGCATCAGTGATGCAGAAAGTGGATAGAAAATAATGTACCCCGTCACTATTACTTTTTATACCCCAGAATATAAAGAAGAAGCAAGACAGTTAGAAGAAACCTGTAAATTATTCAATTTACCATTTTATTCATATGAAAAGAAAAGTAAAGGATCATGGGTTCATAATTGTACCATGAAAGCAGAAGTAATTCAGGATGCTTTATATTTACATAAACAACCTGTTTTATGGATAGATGCTGATGGTAGATATAGATCACATCCAACAATATTTGATTCAAAGGAATTGTATGAATGTGATTTTGGTGCTTATTTTATTCCTAATGTTTGGAATCAACCAAGAAACACACATCTAAGACCCTGGGGTACTGATAGAGGAGATGAAGCACTTGCAGGTGGTACTATGTTTTTTAATTACACAGATAAATGTTTCAATCTTATTGATGATTGGAAAAAACAGAGTCAATCAAATCCTACTATATGGGAACAACAAAGTTTACAAAAGGTTTGGGATATACATGATAAATCTGGTTTAAAAACATATTTCTTCAATCAATCATATTGTAAAGTATTTGACTGTAAATGGTTTGAAGAGCAAAAACCAATAGTGATAGAACATACACAGGCTAGTAGAAGATTAAAAGGAACTATACGATGAAAACATTATTTGTAACTTATTATTCTGATATTTCACAAAATACATTTTATTCAGAATCAGCAAAAAAATTAAAAAATAAAATAGAAAGTTTTGGTGGTAGAATTCATGCAGAACAATTACCAAGTCTTGGTAGTTACGCATTGAATTGCTTAAGAAAGCCAAAATTCATACTAGATTGTTTAAATAAATTTCAAGAACCAGTAATATGGATTGATGCAGATTCAGAAGTTCATTCTCTACCAATAGAGATGGATCAATTGGATGTGGATATAGCATGTGTGGAAAAATCAAATGGTTGCCCAGAAAGTGCTTTAATTTATTTTAATAATACAGATGGTTCTCGTTCCTTTATAAATTCGTGGTTAACTGGTTGTGCAGTTGATGTACCAGAATTAGATCATCCTGTTTTAAAGGATCTATGGTATGGTCAACCAAAAGAAAAAAGAAAATCTTTACCCGATACAGTATGTTCAGTAAGAGCAGATTCAAAAGTTACAATCATTCTTTCCAAAACGGATGGTAAAAGGGAATATACCAGACAAGTAATAAATCGTAGGCAAGCAGAAGGAAAAATATTATGAATCTTTTTATTGAGTATTTTTATTTTAAAGATGATCAAAGAAATATAGAAGTATTTGAAGCAATAGAAAAAAATTGCTCATTAAGTTGTATTGATAAAATTTATGCAATAGCACCAAAAGAAACTCTAGAACATTTAATTAATCATCCGATTGGAAAAAATAATAAAGTTGTTTGTATTTCTAGAGATGAACGATGCTCATTTCAAATGTTATTTGATCTTTCTAGAGATTATATATCAGAAGATGGTATATCATGTGTTGCAAATAATGATATAATTTTTACAGAAGATTTTAATAATTTAAAAAATAAAATAACAGATACTGATTTTTATTGTATTTCTAGAAGAGAATACCATAAACCATTTACTATGGGATTTGGAAAATGGTCACAAGATGTCTGGTGTTGGAAGGGAAAATGTAATATGCAAAATTGCAATTTCTATTTTGGTGTTCCTGGTAATGATAATACAATACCATATCATGCAGAACAGGCAGGGTATAAAGTTAAAAATCCATCACTAACATTCAAGTGTTATCATAACCATAAATCAAATATAAGACCAAATCAAGAATTTTTAGAATCAATAAGACTCGATAGAATGTTCTATCGAGAAGTTATGCCATGTGAGATTTAATATGTTAAAAGCAATAGGTGCACCATTTAAAATAGAATATTCTTCAAGTGGTAGTAATCCACCTAAAAACTTTAAATGGTCTAAAGATTCCGGTATAGCAGAAGTTTATATTGACAATGGCTTATTACGGGGAGCAAACGAGGTAAAAACAAAAAATAAGTTTGGTTGGTTCTGTGAATCTAAAATTGTTAAACAAAATATATTTAATGATATTAAAAACAATTTAATTAAATATAAAAATTCATACAATAAAATTTTTACATGTGATGAAACCCTCATCGAATTGGATACTAATTTATTTGAATTTTGTTATTCTGGTAGTAATTTACCGTGGACACCATATCAAGATCAAAAAATATATAATAAAACAAAATTAGTTTCATTACTTGCTTCTCCCAATCAAAGCACAGAAGGACATATACAGAGAATACAATTGGCTGAAAAATTTAAAAATTCAGTAGATTTATATGGTGGTATATTTGGTAGTAAAAAAATTGGTATATCCGGAACAGAACATTATCACCATAAAAGTAAAGCAGAAGCATTAAATGATTACATGTTCAGTATAACTATAGAAAATTACAAATATAATACTTATTTTACAGAAAAAGTAACAGACTGTTTTGCAACTGGAACTATTCCTGTATATTATGGAACTGAAAAAATAAGTAATCATTTTGATTCAAATGGAATTATTATTTTAAATGATAGTTTTGATATTTCTACACTAACTCCAGATTTGTATTATTCAAAAATAACTTCTGTCAAGAATAACTTAGAAACAATAAAATTGTTTATGGGCGCAGATGATTTAATTTACAACAAGATAAAAGAATTAATATGAAAAAAATAGTATCATTTTCATTATTTGGTAATAGTCAACGATATACTGTTAATGCATTGGTAAATGCAGATTTGTGTAAAAAGTTTTATCCTGATTGGAAATGTAGAATTTATTATGACAATTCAGTTCCACCAAGTGTATTAAATCTATTAAAACAAAAAGAGAATGTTGAACTGATATTGCAAAATGGTTCAGGTCACTCTAGAAGATTGTGGAGATTTTTTGCTTATGATGATTGTGATGTTTTTATCTCAAGGGATATTGATAGTCATATAACTGAAAGAGAAGTATCTGCTGTTAATGAATGGTTAAACAGTGATAAATCTCTTCACATAATGAGAGATCACCCCCACCATAAGAATAAAATACAGGCTGGTATGTTTGGTATTAAAAGAACAAACAAATTACATTCATTACAAACAATAACAAAAGATTACATTAGAAATAATAAACACCACTTAGCAATGGATGAAGTATTTTTAACTGATAAGGTATATGATGCGTTTATAAATGATATGATTGTTCATGATGATAATAATTTTCATAACGACAGGACAAATAACTGGATTATTTCGATTCTATATAATGATGAGCATGGTCAATTTATTGGACGACCACAATTTCCAGCAAGTATAAATCAAGAACTGTTTGTTGAATATCAAAGGCAAATATAATAATGAAAATAGATTATGCAATAATGAGTTCCACTACAAATCCATATTATTTGGACTTTTGGCCAATTGTATCTAAAATATGGAAAATAAAATTTAATATAACCCCAATATTATTTCTTGTTGGTGATTCATCAATAAAACCAACAGAAGAGTATGGAAAAGTTGTCCATTTTAATCCTGTATCAGACATACCATTGCATATACAAGCACAGTGTTCTAGATATTGGTATCCAATAAATAATTTAAATGCAACATGGATAACTTCTGATATAGATATGCTTCCAATATCTAAAAAATATTTTATAGATTCATTACAATCTATTCCAAATGATAAATTTGTAAACATGAATGCCAAAGCAATAGGTCTTTTTCCCTGCTGTTATAATGTAGCAACTGGTAATACTTTTAAAGAAATATTAAATTTACCTGATACTTATGAGGAATTTTTAAAACAAATAAAATGGACAGAATGTACTTATCACCATGTTCCACAAAATCAAACAGAACTCATGATGCATTGGGGTGCTGATGAGCAACATTGTAATAAAATGGTGAATTTGTTTCCAGATAAAAGTAGATTTGTATTAACTACAAGACATGGCAACAAACCAAGAGATACATGTAGTTTAAGAGTAGATAGACAGTATTGGAATAGTTGGTCATATGATGGTGTCAAATCAGAACATTATATCGATGCTCATTGCCCAAGACCATATTCTTCATATAAATCTGATATTGATAGATTGGTCAATGGAATAATATAATGATAGCAAACACTATGCATAATTTTGGTGGTGGTAGATTGGGAAATCAGTTATTTCAATGTGGATTATTATTTTCAATAAAACATAAAACTGGTCAGGAATTTTATTTAAAACGAGGAACTGGGTTTTCACATCAATTTTGGAATTGCTTTGATGTGGATTATATACCATCAAATGGTGAACATTTAATTAGAAAAAATTATGGATGTCCTTATGAATTTTATCCAGAAGTTTATGAACAACAACTGGGAACAATATATGATGGATATTTTCAAAATTTAAGTTATTATAATAATTGTAGAACTGAATATATTAACTTTTTAAAATTTAAAAATGAACATAGTTCATATGCTATTCAGAAGATTAGGGATTTAAAAAATAAATACAATATGCCAATAGTATCTGTTCATATACGAAGAGGTGATTATATGATAGCAGAGCATGTGTGGGGCAATTTAACAAAATCAAATTATTATAATGAAGCATTCAATAAAATTGGTTCTGAAAATCTTTATTTAATTTTTTCTGACGATCTTGAATGGTGTCGTAATAATTTTAATTTAAAACACATGGAGTTCATTGATGCTGATGAATTCAAATCCCTGTGTCTTATGAGTATGTGTGATATTAATATTGTTGCTAATAGTTCTTTCAGTTGGTGGGGGGCTTTTCTGAATCAAACCAGCACAGTATATTTACCAGATAAATGGACAGGACTGTTTGATAAAAGTTTATCATGCAAAATACATCAAAATTATGCATTATCAAATTGGAATAAAATAGAGGTAATATGGAATACTTAACAGAAGAAGAAATACAAGAAATATACACTACTCATGTTGTAAAACCTGAAAATTATTTTACAAAATATTCAGATATGAAAACTATTGATCTTGATTTACAACAATGGAGTAAGCGAGATTGTCCAAGATTATTTTCTGTTTTAGAATTTAGAGAATGGTCTAAAAAATATGGATTTGATATTGGTAACAAATTATTTTACACATATAAAAAAGATTTTGAATTACCATATATTCATTATACGGAAAAATATTTTTCAGATTATGAAACAAATAAGGATAATGATTTACATACAATAAATTCAAATAAAATTGGAAATGATTTTGATTTTGTATTATTTAATCATACATTAGAACATTTATATAATCCATTAGTCTGCATGAAAAATCTTTATTCAATATTAAAACCGGGTGGATTTTTATACACAGCAGTTCCTATTCTTAGTATACCACACGATACACCATTTCATTTTTCTGGATTTACACCAATGGGTCTTGCAGTATTATGTAAACTTGCAGGATTTGATATAAAAGAAGTTGGTTATTGGGGAAATAAAAAATATCTAGAACTAATGTATAAAGATGTATATTGGCCGGATATATTCAAAATAATGGATGAAAATAAAATAGTCAAAAATGACCCAGAAGTACCAGTACAAACATGGATATTGGTTCAAAAACCAGAGGTAATCTAATGTCTATAATTTTATATCACACAAATACACCAATACCAAATCATTTAAAAGATTGTATAACAAAAATAAAACAATACTCAAATATACCAATTTATCTTTTAACTGATTCTGCATATGAAAGAGAAGGTGTTATAACAATAAACACTAATCAATATTCAGAATTTCAATGGTTAAAGGATTTAAATTATTTCAATAAAGAAGATCATATGTGGAGAGGATCTTCTTTTAGATTATTTTATATAAAAAAATTAATGGAAGATAGAAATTTAAGTAATGTTCTTACTTTCGATAATGATGTGTTGTTGTATGAAAATCCAGAAAAAATAATTGAATTAATGTCTCAAAAATATAATGGATTCGCAATAACAGCACATTCACATGACGAAGTTGTTATGGGTATGACATTCATAAAGGATGTACCAGGAATTACAAAAATTACAGATCTATTCAAACAAGAATATGCATTACCATCTGAAACATTAAGAAACAAATATCAAGGGTATCCAACTGAAATGAGAATACTGGGAGTATATCCCGGATGTGAAATGATACCAATTTTACCAACTGGTAGTACTACAGAACGATATACTAATAATTTTAATCATTTTAATTCTGTATTTGATCCTTCTTCATATGGTCAGTATATAGGGGGACTTCCAGCAGTTCATGATCCACAATCAAAACCAGGATGGTTTTCTGTTTTTCAAGAAATTGGTAAAAAAATAAAAGAAAATTCGATACAAGTTATTATGGAAAATAATAATCCATTCGTGGTTTGGAATGGTAATAAAATTAAGATAAATAATCTACACATACATTCTAAATTGACAGGAAAATTTATATGATATTAAATGATGCAATAATACCCTTCCATCCAAAAGATAAAGCCACAGTAGAAACATGTTGCAATTCTTTGAGAGATGTTATGGAAATTAAAAGAATATTCCTTATAACATCTGAAAATCCAAATATACCAAATACAAATTTTATAAACGAAAAAGAAATTAAAAATATTCTTTCAGTGGAACAGATAAAGTCATATTGGAAAAATTCTGGTGGTAAATATTTTGATAGAGCTGGATGGATTTATCAACAATTATTAGAAGTGGGAACTGATCAAATAATACCCGATTTATCCGAAGATTATTTAACATGTGATTCGGATATAGTATTTTTACAAAATCCTTATGTAAATATCACACAAACAAATGTATTCCCATATGCAAGAGCGTATACTGGTGAATATCATGAAGACTATAGAAAAAACTATGAAACACTGATGGGAGAACCAACCACATCTGGTATTTCGTTCATCAATCATAATATGGTTTTAAATAGAACTTACATGAGAGAACTTAGAAGCTTTATAGAAGCCAAAAATGGTAAAAGATGGGATGAAGCAATATTGCATTCATTAGATCTGAATGCTTGGTCTGGATTTGCATCAGATGATTTATATGGAAACTATATGATTAAATATAAAAATTATAAGACAATTAATGTTGGTGCTATACGAGTTAAAGATATTAAACATATTCCAACACAACATGATATAACAACATTAAGAAATCAAGGATACCACATACTAAGTTCTCAACAATGGCAGAGAGGATATTAAAATGATACAATATGATGAATATATCTGGGGCGATAAATTTAAAGAATATTTTACAGGAAAATCTGGGTTTAGTTATTCCAATAATCCCGATGTTGAGTTTGTAAAGAGAACAATTCCAAACGACTCTACTATTATAATAACCCATAATGGTGATACTCCTGTAAATTGTGATCTTGTCGGTAATTTTCCAAATTGTAAATATTGGTTTGGGCAAAATATTATGTGTGTGGATGATAGAGTTTTTCCTCTTCCAATTGGATTGGAAAATGATTACATAACTGGTCAACCACAAAGAAAATTAATACTACAAGAAAAATCAAGAACAGAAAATGTTCCATCCAGATTAGTATATTTAAATTGTAATGTTAATACATGGAAGCCAGATAGACAACCAGCATATGACTATTTTAGTCGTCAGTCATGGGCTACTGTTAGACCACCAAATCATTCAAACTATCATGCATTTTGTGATGATATTAAGGATCACCATTTTGTTATATGTCCAAGAGGAAATGGATTAGATTGTCATCGAAGTTGGGAAGTTCTATATCTAAATCGTTATCCAGTTATGAAAAGATATCATGGATTAGAAAAGATGTTTACTGATCTTCCTGTTATTTTTGTTAATGATTGGAATGAAGTAACAGAAGCATTCCTTAAACAAAAATTGGAAGAAATGAAAAATACACAATATAATATGGAAAAATTAAAATTTTCATATTGGAAAAACTACATAGAATTTTTTAAGGAGACAATATGAAAGTTGGTATAATATGTTATATGGATTGGGAAAGAAGCATAGTAATTGAGAACTATTATTATGCCATAAAGAACATATATGGTGATGTTAAATTAATAAAACATCCATCTGATGCAAATGGACTTGATTTAATTTTTATAGGCAATGATCATTTTGGTCATCATGTATTGGTATGGAATACTGATGAATTTATAAACATTTGTAATGATCAAAATATTAAAGTTGTTGTTATAGGTGGAGAAAAAGTTTACAATACAGTATGGAAGCATAATGTTCCACAGTTTGAAAGAATAACTCAAATAAAAAATATAAATTATTATATGTGGGATGTTGAAGATCATAAATTAACAGATCGTAAAATGTTAGGATATGCAGTGTCCTCTCATTATAAGGATTGTGTAAATACCCAAAATAAAATAAATAAGTGTATTTTTATAGGACAAACACTAGAGAAGCATTATCAAGATAGAAGAGATGCACTTGATAAAATTGGTAAGTATATTGATATCGATATCATATCATCCAGAGACTATTATAAGATAAATGCGAAAGAATACTGGAAAGATTACATGCAGACTGTGGCAAACTATAGATTTGTTTTCTGTCCAAGATCTGGAACGAGTAATGCAATACCCTTTAGATTCTATGAAGGATTGCTTACACATACTATTCCAATATTACAAGTTCATAGTGATACTCTTGATCATCATCCAGAAGAGGCTGCAATAAAAGATTGTATTTTCTTTGAACAAGTAGAAGAATTAAAAGACAAACTTGCAGATTTTAAATATGAAAGATGCACAAGTAGTATTTGGTTTGAGGATAAAATCAGAAGAGTTTTAACAGAAGACGGTATTTATATACCATCATAATTAATAAAGGGAGAATAATATGGGCGATTATAAAGGATATGAATATTTACCGTGGATTGATGCACCAAGTGATCCACATTCGATTTTAGTACCACTATTACCAGATAATCCTGTTATTCTTGAAGCAGGATGTCATGATGGTTCTGATACTATCAGATTTAAACAACTTTGGCCAAACTCTACTATAATAGGATTTGAACCATTACCAGATAAATTTAATGAACTAAAAACAAAATTAGCAAGAACAAACAATTCAAATGTTACTGTAATACAAAAAGCATTGAATGATCGTTCTGGCACTATTACCTTTTTTAGAAGTACATCAGTTCCTGGTGCTTCTTCTTTATTTCCAGATAATTATAAAAATGTAACAATTCCAGATAGTGTAACACCAGATCCGGTATTGAAACAAAAAATAAAAGATGATGGTTATAAGGATACTGAAATAACAGTAGAATGTACAACTGGAGATGAAGAATTAACCAAATTAGGAAATCCTAAAATTGATATGATTTGGTTTGATCTTGAAGGTGGTGAGTTGATAGCACTACAAAACACAAAAGCAGCAGTAGAATCTGCAAAGGTTGTAATGATTGAAGTAAATTTCATACCTTTTAGATCTGGTATGTGTCATTTTGATGAGATTAATAAATTTTTAACAGATCAAGGATTTGTTTTAAAATCACTATGGGGCAGATCAACTTGGCAAGCTGATTGTTTATATGTAAAGGATTAAAATGAATTTAGTGATAGGCAATACATCACAATTGTCTTATTATTTTCCAGAAGATTATATTAAAATTTCTTCCAGAAATATAGATGAAAATATATTCAATCAGTACTGGGATTGTGTCTATATTTGTTTTGCAGAACAACGAACATTCAAAAACAATGATAAATTGTTCAATGATATAAATGTTAATTATACTAAAGAAGTTATAAAAAAATTAAATGCAAACAAAATAATTTACTATTCTACAGCAGAAATGTGGAACAACACTGTCGGTGAAATTGATTTGGATACTCCAGTAAATTATCACTACTCAGATTACATTAATTCTAAAGAAACTATAACAAATTATTTAAAACAAACATATAATAATGTATATGTTGCATATCCTTTTAATTTTAATTCAAAATATAGATTGCCACCATTTTTGTTTGGTAAAGTAATAGATTCAATAGCAAATAAAACACATGTTGAATTAGGAGATACATATTACTATAGAGAACTTTTACATCCAAGTTATATTGTGAATGAAACTATAGGTATGCAAAATCATAAAATAATAGGAACAGGTAAATTAATTTTTATCAATGAATTTATAAAAAAACTTTATCGTGTGTTTGATATGAACTATGAGGATTATGTTACAGAAAATATAAAAGATTATTCAATCTATAGAAAGAATATATTTTATTCAAAACAAAAAAATAATTTTACAGAATTAAATTTACATAACATATTAGTGAAAGAAATAAATGATAAACAAAAAAGAAACAATCAATAAAATTGATTCAATATTAAATGAAATACAAAATGGACAATATACTCTACCTACAGAGATAGAGAAATTGGAAGGAATGAGTGGTACATTATATCGTAGATTTATTAATAAATTAGTTAACCAATTAACCGATATTAATTATTTGGAAATAGGATGTTGGAAAGGATCTACTGTAATATCTGCAATGTATAACAATACAGATAAAATTAAAAATCATTATATAATTGATAATTGGTCAGAATTCGGTGGTCCTCAAGAAGAATTTAAAAATAATTTTAAAAAGTTCATTGGAATAGAACCAAATCTATTTAATATGGATTGTTTTTTGGAGTCTCCGTCAAAGTATGAAATTAAAAATATAGATTTATATCTGTATGATGGTCTTCATAATTTAGAAACACAAGAAAAAGCATTATTGCATTATATAGAGTCTATGAATGAAACATTTATATTCATAGTAGATGATTATAATTGGCCAGAAGTTGGTATTGGTACAGAAAATTCTATTAAAAAATTAAATTTGAAAATAGAATATAAAAAAATTATGTTAACTGGTGACTGTGATAATTTTAAGCACACATGGCATAATGGTGTAGGTATTTTTATTCTTTCAAAGTGATCATATGACAAATTTACCAATAAAATTAGTTAAAGATACAATTTCACATGAAGAAATTGATTCTCTTTGCTCTTGGTTATCAACCTATCCACAATTAACTAAAGGAAAATTAACTGAACAGTTTGAAGAAGAATGGTCAAAGTGGTTAGGAGTTAAATATTCTGTTTTTGTTAATTCTGGTTCATCTGCCAATTTGGCGATGATATATGCTCTAAAATTATCTGGTCGCCTTAGAAACAATAAGGTGGTTGCTCCATGTGTATCATGGGTAACTACTATAAGTCCCATAATGCAACTAGGACTTGATTTAATACTATGTGACACCGATAAAGATAGTTTGGGCTTGGATCCAAAATGTCTTGAGGATATATGTAAAACAGAAAGACCATCATGTTTAATATTGGTTCATGTACTCGGTATTCCAAATAAAATGGATGAGATACGAGAAATATGCAATAGATATGATGTTCTAATCATAGAAGATTCATGTGAAAGTGTCGGATCATTATATAAAGGACAAAAGACTGGTACTTTTGGTCTAATGTCTTCATTTTCTACTTATTTTGGTCATCATTTTTCCACAATAGAAGGTGGTTTAATTTCTACTAATAATTTTGAGATGTATGAACTATTAAAATCTATTAGATCTCATGGATGGAGTAGAGATCTCTCTACTGAGACTCAAAAGAAATTAAAAGAAAAATATGATGTAGATGATTTTAGAAATTTATATACTTTTTATCATCCAGGATTTAATTTAAGATCCACGGATCTCCAAGCATTTCTGGGTCTATCACAATTAAAAACATTAGATAGAAAAAATGAAACAAGATATAGAAACTTATTAAGATATGATCAAAAAATAAAAAATAATTACTGGAAGATAAAATTTTCAGAGTTTAATAGTAATTTTGCGTACCCAATTATCCATCCAAAAAAGGATATAATTGTTAAAAATCTCAGAGAAGGAAATGTTGAGTGTCGTCCGTTAATATGTGGTAGCATGTCAAGACAGCCATTTTATTACGAAAAATATGGAGAAAAGATTTATAGTTTTTCCGACATAATACATGATTATGGTTTATATTTACCAAATAACCCAGATATGAGCATGGATGAAATTGATTATATAAGTAGCATAGTAAACAGGAGCATAGATTGATATGAAAAAGACAGCACTCATTATTGGCGCAAACGGACAAGATGCATCTTACTTAGCAGAATTTTTACTTGAAAAGGGATATATTGTCCACGGTACTATTCGTAGAAATTCAGTACCAGAATCACAAACAACAAGAATAGAACATTTACACTCTAAAGAACTAATAACACTACACTATATGGATTTAACTGATACAATCAGTGTAGATTCCGTTGTAAAAGAAACACAACCAGATGAAATTTATCATATCGGTGCTCAGTCACATGTTCAGGTGTCCTTTGAGTTACCAAAATATACTCTAGATGTAAATGCTGGTGGTACTCTAGCGATTCTAGAAGCAGTTCGTAGATTCTCACCACATTCTAAAGTATATCATGCAGCAACATCAGAAATGTTTGGCAATTCATGTGATCCAGATGGTCTACAGAGAGAAACAACACCATTAGTTCCAGTAAGTCCTTATGGATGTGCTAAATTATATGCACATACACTATGCCATAATTATAGAAATGCATATAAAATGTTTGTTTGTTCCGGTATTTTATTCAACCACGAATCGCCAAGAAGAGGTATAAACTTCGTAACAAATAAAGCAGCATTAGAAGCAGCAAAAATTAAACTAGGTCTTAGTGATAAATTAGTTCTTGGTAATCTCCATGCAAAAAGAGACTGGGGACATGCAAAAGATTATGTTGAAGCAATGTGGTTAATGTTACAACAAGACAAACCAGAAGATTTTGTTATCGCAACTGGTGAAACTAGATCTGTTCAAGAAATGGTAGAATATATTTTTAATAGATTAGGATTAAATTGGACAGATTATGTTGTTACTGATAAAAAATATCTAAGACCAGAAGAACTTCATTATTTAAGAGGCGATTCCACAAAAGCAAGAAATGTTCTTGGTTGGAATCCAAAATATACATTTGAACAAATGATGGACGAAATGGTTGACTATTGGTTAGATACATTAAAAAAATAAATATTTTGCTTGTATTTGTTTTGTAATGATGTATACTTCTATCCAAAGGAGATTCAAATGATAATTGAAAACAGTGAATTAAATCTTCAGCAAGAAATTGAAAAAAGAGTTCTTAGGACTGGAGATTCTTATATTGATGCAATTCTTTTTGTATGTGAAAATTATTCTTTAGATCCAGAATATATTGCAAAACATTTACCAAAACCAATTGTAGAAAAATTAAGAGAAGAGGGTGAATCATTAAATTTACTTCCAAAATCTTCAAGATTGCCAATTTAAATTGAAAGAAAATAAAAATGAAATATAATTTAAAACATAATATTAATCCATACTATACTCATCAACCAGTTTTACATACATTATTGTCAAAAACAACTGGTTCAATTTTGGAACTTGGTTGTGGTGAAGGAAGCACAGAACTCATACATAAATTTTCAGAAAAATATAATAGAAAAGTAGTGAGTATAGAATCAAATAAAGAATGGTCACAACCATATATTGAAAAATATACTACAAACAATCACAAATTTATTATAGTAGATCATTCTATTGATTCTTGGAATACAATAATTAATAATATGAGTAATGATAATTGGGATTTGGTTTTTATTGATCAAGGAATATGGGAATCAAGAGCATATTCATTTAAAAAATTAAAAGATAAAGTAAATTATATTATTCTTCATGACTTTGATTTTTTTCCAGCAAACAATTTATTAGGCGAATGTATTGAAAAATTTGTAGATCAAAATAATACTGGTAAACGAAAATGGGATAATGAAATAAAATATTCAAAAGAATATTTTCCATTAATTTTTACTGGTCAATCCGGACCACCAACTCTATTGGCAAGTAATTTTAATTCATGTGATATTGATGTTGATTTTAGTAAATATGAAGTAGAAATCTAATCTATATACCCTTGACTACTCCAGTATCTGTAGTATACTACTGGTGTAAGTCGTACATGTCGTACACTTAAAACATACAAAAGGAGATATCGTATATGTCGTTCAAGGATCTAAAGAAGCGTTCTCAGGAAAACATTTCGCGTCTAACTGAAGAACTAGAGAAGATGAATAAGGGCGCAGAGTCTTACAAGGATGATCGTTTCTGGAAGCCTACGCTTGATCAAGCAAGCAATGGTTTCGCTGTCATCCGTTTCCTTCCCCCTGTTGAG